ACTGGTCCAGCAGTTCCACGTATCTTTTTATCGTCTCATTCCCATCATCTACGTTAAGTTTGATGGGATTGCCGATGAAAAATCCGTTCATCGTATCTACGATGTATTTGGCAAAATTCACTGCAATCCGGTTATCCGGTTTGTATTTCGGCTTCTTTGGTTCGTGGAAGATCGGAAAGTCTGTTTCGTATGCCCGTCCCAGTTCTTCATACCGGAAAGCACACTCTGCTGCATGCTTCTCGATAAATTCTGCCAGCTTTCTGTCCGTCAGTTCTTTCTCTGCCGGTAATCGAAATAACACTTTATAGTCCTCCTTTCAGGTTTCTATTT